CCGTAAACGGTGCTGTAAAGATAATCTCTTCTGGATTTGCACTATGCCCTGCAAAAAACAGTGCGTCTTTAAAACCTGTTACAAACTTTGGGTTAGCCGGTGCGCCTGTAGCATTAAGGTCTGTTACTGTAGTGCCATCATACTTGGTAGCGCGATTGGCTCCATCCGCCCATACGATAAATTCTGTGCCACTTAAATTGTAACGATGGTGTGTGTATTTACCAGCACTGGTGCGGCCGCTGTCAATTTCTGTCCAACTTCCGGTTGAACCTGCTTCAAATACTTTTTCACCACGGGCAGCAATTACCTTGTTATTACCGTCGAAAAAGGCGGACATCAAAACTTTTTCAGTGGAAGAAGATGTCTGCGGAACAATATTACTATTCCATTTTGTAAAGCCATTAATGCGTCTATACCCACCTCGGACGTCCGGCTCAAAGTTTTCTAGTTCCAACGCCATTCCAGGTTGCATTTTGAATGTCGGCTGGTCAAGAACTAGGCCACCTTCGCAAGCAAAGACAAAAGGGTTAAGTTGTGCTTCATCAGCCATTTATTAAACCCTTGAAGTTACTGCTACCGTGCCATACCTCTGTGAACGTGGAATGAAGGTTGACCGCATATAGTTGAAATTTCGGTTTAGGAACAAACTTTGCATATGCTTGATGCCCAGTTCAAAACGGCTGAAGTTAATGCTATATTGTTGGGCCTCACCACGGTATTGATATCCATAAGCGGTCGCACCATCAACGATAACCTGACGGAACTGTTCAGGAATTGTAGGTACGTCTGTGGCTGCGCTTAGTGATGTAGGCTTAGTAAAAGCGTCGTATTTTAATGTGTACGCTTTGTCAGGATAAGGAAAAAGCCCGTAATTATTATCGGGCGTTCTGAATACGTACTCTGGCACTCCGCCTACATCAGAAGTGCTTTCTTGGTCTACGTATTTGTCAATGTATTCTTTGTAATCAAGTTGCAGAAGGCTTACGCCAGAAACAGCTAAGGAGGTACTCTTGTCGATTCGGAATGTGGAATAGTCTACGTGGTAGACGTCGGTGCCTAAGCTGTAGCGAGTAGTTCCTGCTACTAGTGTTTCAGTCTGGAGAGAATGGCTAAATGACCACCCAAACTCCCGCTGAAAAATATAATTAATTGAATCGTTTACAGCATTCTTACATTGAGTTTGAAAACCACGTGAGTTAACAAAATTCGACGCAGTAAGGGACACTTCGTTGAATCTAGCAAGTACTTCATTCGTGATGTCAAGATAGGTGTATGCCATAGGAACCCTAAGTTTAGGGACCGACCAACATAGCCGGTCCCTATTCTGTTAGTTACGCGTTGTCGCGAGCAACTTCAGTTGCCAGTTCCTGAGCACCATTGGTGTCAGCTACGCAAGCAATTACACGGAGACGACCTTCAGTGACGTCCGCAGAAGCGGCAATCAGTTTCACGTCAATCGTATCAGTGGTAGTTACGTGCTGAGTAAAGGTCAGGGTGCCAGAAGTGGTCATCGCTGAACCGTTAGTACCAGAAGCAAGGAAGCCAGTGGCGGTTACGTCACCACCGTCAACGATGTCATCGCCTGCAGCGAAGTCAATGTCAACGGTTGGCGAACTGCCATTAAAGACCTTCAGTACTTCTGCACCGGCAAACAGAACCATTGTATTAGCAGGGATTTCCAGAAGCTGGAAGATATCACCATTCGTGCAAGAATAGTCGGTAATCTTCTCAATATCCAGAATGGCCTCAACCATACGCATGTTCATGCCGTCGCGGCTAGCCGGAAGGGCAGCAATAGAGTTTGAGTTTACGCCAGCGGTTGCGCTGGAGGTCATGTCAAAGGTAGCCATTGGTTATCCTCCCTTAAGCAGCGTTGTACTTGGCAGTTACGATTGCTTCAGGGCGAAGAATCTTACGGCCATACAGGTGCATACCGCGGACGATGTCCGCAAACGAATCAGGGTCACGGTAGGACTCAGTCTTCGTGATTTGCGATGCCGAAGCAATCGCAGATGAGTGACCAGCAACAATCACGCCATAGTTAGTGTTCTGGTTAGCAGTACCAGTGGTATCTGGGCCAGTACCTACAGCCGGAAGGTTGTTGGATACATAAACGTCAAAGCCATGCAGCTGACCAATAGCCAGACCGTTTTGCAGACCCGCGCCGCCGAAGTCGCTGTTCAGAAGACGAGAGTCTTCATCTTTCAGCAGTTCAACGAATACGGGGTCAACAATGAGCCAGCGACCATCCGAGTCAACAAACTGCTGGTCCAGCTTACGGCCCATACGTGCGATAACCATCAGAGGCGAGGCGGTCGCAGTCGGGAGAGCAGTTGCACCAGGCAGACGTGCTGCCAGCGGAATAGAGTGGTCACCAGCCGAACCGGTGGTGATGTTACCGAAGCTATCCTTACGAAGCTTCATGCTGGTCAGAAGTTCATCAGAACCAGCAGTCGCTACTGCTTTGGAACCGCTGACTACGTCGTTTGCGGTGCCAGCTGCAGTGCTAAGCGAGGATTGTTTGAAACCAGACAGGTAACCGAGAACCTCTTGGTCATGCTGGTCGCGGAGGCGATAACCTGCGCGGTCAGATGCTAGAGACTCAAAGTTAACGTGACTATGCGCTTCTTCGATATCATCTACTTTGAAAGCAAAGTAGTTGGCCTTGTCTACAACAAGGCTAAAGTCTTCGTCGTCGAGGTCTTGCGGAGTGATTTGAACACCACGCGCGTATTCCTTAACGGTAATCTCGGGTTCTTTGATGATACGGACGGTATCACCGAAGTTCGCGATTTCACCGAAGTAATCGGAATTCGTGATTGACTCAGCGACGGAGGTTTTACGGAAAGCTTGCTGGACTTTTTGGGAGTAAATTACCGGGGAGAAATTTCCGTTCGGCAGGTTACCGTATCCAGCGGCAGTTTTAAAAGCCATCTTAAACTCCTAGATGAGGCTTGAAACACCGATTTTCTGAACACTATAAAGGCCAGCTAGTCTAGGTAACTACTTTAAAGTAGGGCTAAACGTCACTTGGGTGGTTTAGAGGGGGAGAAAATCGTATGCCCCGCTACACTCGGGGCTACAATCTGAAACGAAAAGAATGCCTATTATGCCGTGTAGGGCAGAAGCGCGGGTTGCCGTAAGGGGGCCGCATTTATAGTTACTATATTTTTTACCACATTTCTTACTGTTTGTAAACAGTAAATTAGCGTTGTCCGCCAGAAATATCGTAAATAAAGTTGCCAGACTGAATTGCTTGCATGATTGCTTCTTCATTCTTGGCAAATTCTTGTGGACGCATTTTAGCTACGTCTGACTCTCGCCATTGATTTGCTTGCAAATCTTTGGTATCAGCGACAGAATTTTGCCCACGCGACGATACAGCTTCAGCCGCAGCCTTGTTAGGTTTTTTCGCAGTCGCCTTTTTGCTCGCAATATCGCGGTCCACTTTGTAGAGGTCAATTGCACGAGCCGCTGCGCGAGCGTCATTGTCATTTTCATACAGTGCTTGCTGAACCCAAGTAGGTTGTTCTTGCACCCATCCGTGAAAATCTTCATCATTACGAATGTCGTCAAAGTCAGGATGTAGTTGCATAAGCTCTGCTTCAGCTCGCTTACGATTTGCGTCAGCTTCACGCTCTGCAATGAGTTCCAAACGTTTTTCAATGCTTGAATCAAGTTCTTGTGCTTTCTTCGTAGCAATGCTTTCCACGATTTTTGCTACATCAGGATATTTACTCGACCACTCACTAATCTCTTCATCAGACTTGGGCAGTTGAATAGCTTCCTTAGTTGCCGTCGACAGCTGGGCTTCAAGTGCACGAACTTGCTCCTTAAGCTGTTCTTCTTTTTGCTGGGCATGACGGCGAAGGTCTCCATACCTTTTCTTGAATGTCTTTTCTTCGGGAGCCAAGCTTTGAGTTTCTGCTTGGTCTGCTGCTGCTTCTTCCTGTTCTTGTATGAGGGAGCGCCGTTCTTCCTCAAGTTGTTGCAGTTCTGTTTCTTCGCTAGAACGGTCTTTCTTGTATTTAATCGGGGTTGTCTTGATGTCTTGTTTTACAGCCATTGATTCAGCCATAGTATACTCCTTATTGGGGCCACCAGTAGCCTTTCGGGGTGATGGGTAGCCGGACTATAGTCTACAATATGTTATTTTTTGGAGACTATTTTTCCTACCAAATAGACGATAGGATGAATAATTTTACACCAGACATTGCCGACAAAGCTATCTTTAGCCCTGCCTTTTGTTAGAACATG